TGATTTGATGGTAAAGTTTTTTCATATTGTGCAATAGTTTTATTTGCTGCTTTCAAATCAGCAGCAGAAGCAGGAATCATTAATCCTGTGGTGGCCATACCTACGATTGTTACAGCACCTGCTGCAGCTGTGGTTGCCAACTTTACAGTATTTGCAGTTTCGTTCAACAAATTTTTAGTTTCTTTCAACAAATCACCAAAACCAGTATCTTCTCCGGCTGTAAGTTCTTTAAAGAAATCAGTAAAAACACTGCCAACCAATTTTAAAAATTTGGTTAAACATTGTGCTAAGAGGGCCATAAATCTTGCTGGCAATGAACGAATCCATGTAATTAGTGCTCTGATTTTTGTGATGAATGCTAAAACATATCTTTCAAAATTGATTACATCTTTTAAGAATTTTTGAACTTGTTTCAACCAACGCACAGCCTCTTTCAATTTGGCTGTTATATAAGCAAAAACACCTGTTCTATCAGTAAAACCTAAAGTTTTTAGAATCCAACGAATTCCGTCTCTGATTGTCTGAGCGGTTGCTTTAATGAACTTTTTGAGATAGATGTTCTTTTGCATCTCATCAATAAAACTACACACGTGAGTCAATTTTTTATTGTTATTTCCACGACTTGTTTTATCAACGATGCCTCTTGCGGATGCAGGTATAGTTGGCGTGCCTTCTACACGGCCGTCATTCTCAGCACCAGGAGGTGGTTTTAAGTTTTCATTACCAACGGCCGGTGGTAAATCTTTTGCTCCTGGTTCTGCTGGTTCTTGAGACCAATCATATCCCATTAGTATATCTCCTGAACTGTATTACTTGTTGGTTTTTCTATTCCAGGTAAAACACCCATCATAATAGGTGCTTGACCAGCTACACCGTCCATAAAGAAACCTACAATCCATTCACCCAACATTGGTGCAGAAAATGCTTTTGAGTTGTTGATTGGATACATTGGTAAAGCCCAAGGCAAATCTTCAGTTGGCAATTCTGTTTTGTTGTCTGTGTGCCATCCAAAAATTCTGACCTTGCATCGGCCTAAACCCAAAGGATCACCTCTGAATTCGTTTACTCCGACCCACCATATAAAACCATCTTTACCTATAAAACTCATTTTTCACCTTATGAAAGTGCATATTGTTGACTTGGGAATTCCATAGAAGAAGTATCTTTGGCCAATTCCAAAACTGTTTGATATACACCTTGCGTTTGTATTATGTGACGCACAGCTGTAATTAAATATTTTCCTGAATAATATATATCTTCTTCAACCGAAGATTGATTACCAGTTCCTTCTATACCAAACGAATTTAATTGTATATCTAAAGTTTGACCAACAGTTAAATTACTATTTCCAGGAACTATAGCCTTCATTACAGTATAATGTGCTAGTGCTAATTGTGCGGTTCTGTTTGGAATGAACACCTCAGCATTTATATTTTTAGCAACACTATCTGGACTTTGACTTATATATTCTTCATTTAATTGACTTGCATTTCCGAAAACCAACTTCAAGTTACTTTCAACCATTTCTTCGGAGTATTTGCCGAATCTATTTAAGTTTGTTCCAGTTTGACTGTAACCAGGTAGTGATGCCTTGTTGAAATCTGTTACAATCTTTGTCCTAGAAATAGGATCGATTGTGATAACCCTATTTGCATACATTCCAGAATTGGTTGCTTCCAATGAATCATATGTTTTTACAAATTCATAATTTAGAATGTTGAATAAATCAACTGCTTTAAAAGTTTCCGTATCTGATGGTTGATACTTATATTGTGCTACAGGTTGATTTGAAAATAGTGTTGCGATTGATGCAAAATAAAAACCATCTTTAGTTTCAAAGAATATCATATCTGCACCTTTACCTTGTCCAGGTAAAGCATAATTTGACAACCAACTTATGGCTTCAAATGGTTTAAGTTTTGGAACAACCATGTCATACAAACCGTATGTTGGTTGTATTGCTTGTATTCTTGATGATGGAACTCTCAAACCATTATTTTCATCTATCAATATTTTTGTTATCATTTCCGAAATAGGCAAACCTTTGAAAGGTTTACTTAATTTTAATTGTTCGGAAAGAAACATTTCTTCAGATGTGAAATGAAGTGTGTAATGTTCTGATGTTTTGTTACCAGCAGGTATTCTATTACCCACTTTGTATAATCTAAACTTTCTGGTATTTTTTGTTGTATCTTTTGATTTTCCATATGAAATTTGAATGATTTCCGAACCATCCAATTTTAATTTCTCAATAATACCCAAAGCATCTCTTATAACCACGTTTCCTGAACAAGCAAAGGAAAATATATCCTCAAAGAAGTTTAGTTCAACAACAAGGTATTTTATTTTAACTGCTTGGTCGTTGTCAGCAATAATATCAACCGATTCTAAATCGAAATCTTGTGCAAATATAGCCATTTTAATTCTTCATCAAATTTACAAACTCTTTTTCAAACTGAGCCGCATACTCTTTGTTTAATATTTTAATTTTTCTTTTTGATTCATTTAATTCATATTCATATTCATAATTGCTGACAATTTTCTTTGTGATTTCGAAACTAATCACTTCTGTTCCAATAGTAATTGTTGGAGAATCGAAATATGGAGAACTAAAATATTGTTCTGGTGAACAAATTATTCTTTCTTCTTGAATTTCATTTGGTGAAACCGAACTTGTTTTTTGTTTGATAATTTCATAATGGTGAACAGAACTTGGTAAATTTCCACTGTTTGAACCATCATATTTGTTTAGTATATATTTTTGAAATTTTACCGAACTCAAAGGCCAGTCCCATAGTGGGTCATTGATTTGGTTGCAATAAAGTATAATCCAAAAACGATTTATGTCTCCGTAGTATTTGTGAGCAACAATTTCTGGTGTATCTTGGTCTTGAATGTCATATTCATAGAATGATAGTATATTATTTAACACACCAGGAACAACACTTGCTCTAGACATTAAATTTGTGTATAATGTTCTGTTATTGTTTTTATCTGTGTAAACAACTTTTGGTAAAGAATTAAAATATTGCATTTTTAATATCCTGCTTGAACATCATCTCTGCCAATCAATGATATTTCTTTGAATTGAATGGTTAGATTTGTTTGAACCGGTGCACCGTCAGCGTGGGCTGTCCATCCGTTTGGAGTGTAATTAACATCAATACTTTCTATAACACAATCCTTCAATCTTGGTAATTTGTCGTTGTGTTGACCTTGTTGTTTAAAATCAATTTCAAACAAAGCAGGTGGAACCCAAAACATATTTTGACCTACTTCAGTATTCTTTTTGGGTGAAGCATACATTCTAAATTTTTCAATTATGTTTTTTACCTGTTCAGCTTCAGCTGCGGAATATGGTGTAAATGTGAAAGATAATTGAAAATCTCTAAAGTTAACACCTTGAAATAATACTTGTTTTTGTGGGTTGAAAACATAACCAGCTCTATTTAAAACCAATTTAAGTGCATCATTATCTCCACCACCAGCAAGATTCGTTGCTGCTCTAACAGCTTTACCAATTAATGGTAATGCACCCATCGATGAAGCAATTGAAGATGTGTCATCATATGCTAGGGATGTTGTTAAATTGAAATTTTCTGGCATATATAAAGCAATTTGACCAACTGGCGTGCTTCTTTGATTATTTAAAAAACTTCCAAAAGCTTCATACATACCCGCAGTTGATTTTAATCCGGTGGTCAGTCCACCAAAAACAGTATTCAAAGCACCTTGAAATGACCAATTACCCGAAAGAGTATCTTTTACACTACCAAATACCGATTCAGCCATATTAAAAATTCCACCTTCATTTTCATAAGCCTGTAGGACATTCTCACCAGCTGCACCTAATGCTTCAACTCCCTTATTAACAAAACCAGGCAATTCGTTCAATTTTACTTCTTCAACTTCTTTAATTGTGAAATAAACTGCGTGAGATTTGTTAGAACTTCCAAGGTCTCTTGGATATTGATATGAAAAATATCCAATATCAGAACCAAATAAATCTGATAGTGGACCACCAAAAAGTCCGCCTGGAATGTTTAGACCGCCAATTGATGTTGGTATTGAAATGATTGCCATGGTTGTTTTCTAGAAAAGTGATATATACTATTTATGGCATATTCTGGAAAGTTCCGACCCTCAAATCCTCAAAAATATGTTGGGGATCCAAAAAACATCATATATCGCTCGAGTTGGGAATGTCGAGTGATGAATTGGCTCGACAAAAATCCAAGTATTGTGTCTTGGGCTTCAGAAGAATTGACCATACCTTATAAATCTCCAGTTGATGGTCGTATGCATCGTTATTTTCCCGATTTTCTTGTCAAAGTTAAGGATAAAGATGGTCGAATGAGAACAATGATGCTTGAGGTCAAGCCAAAAAAACAAACACAACAACCTCAACCAAAAAAACGAGTCACTAAACAATACATACAAGAAGTTGCAACATGGGGTATCAATCAAGCAAAATGGAAGGCTGCAACAGAATACTGTTTAGATAGAGGTTGGGAATTCAAATTAGTTACGGAAGACCACCTCGGACTGTAACTAAATAACCGATGATAACAAAATCCATACTCACGACATTAACAGAAGAAAAAATTCAGGCTCAACATCCAACGATGAGTCGTGAATCTCTACGCTGGTTAATGCAAAAAATTGCAAAACTTAGAAATCCAACTCGTCTTTCTGTGCCGATAACAAAAGAGAAAGATAGATGGACAAGACCTGGCGACCGTCAGAAATTTTTGATGGGGGGTATGTATTATTTTGTGTATGATGCCAAAGGTAAAGATTCTTTACCATATTATGATAGATTTCCATTGGTATTACCACTCAAAAGACTACCAGATGGTTTCATAGGATTAAACCTACATTATTTGCCGTTACGATATAGGGTTCTTTTCCTGAGAAAATTATTGAACTTTGCAATCTACAACGAAGATGATGAGATTAAAAGAATCCGCATCACCTATCCAATCCTGGATGCTTCCTCTAAGTTGAAAGAATTTAGACCTTGTCTTAAACGATATCTTTATACCCACATAAAGTCTAGGATATTGGCTGTGGAACCTAACGAATGGGATGTGGCTACATATTTACCAGTGCATCAGTTTAAAAATGCACAACCAAAACAAGTTTGGCAAGATTCTATACAAGAAATAAGGACCTCTTAAATGGCTACAATTAGCGAATTTAAATCTAGTTTTTCTGGTGATTTAGCAAGAACCAATAGGTTTGATGTTGAAATCCCTATACCACTAACACTATTGCCATATTTAAAAACGGCAAGAACTTTGAAATATCGTTGTGAAGTTGCAAACTTGCCAGGTAAAAATCTTTCAACAACAGAACAAAAAATATATGGACCAGTAGAAAAATTTCCATATCTAACAACATACAACGATATTGATTTGACATTCATTGTTGATGAAGATATGTCACAAAAATTTCTTTTTGACGGTTGGTTGAATTTTATCAATCCAACATACAACAACAACATGCGTTACAAAGAAAATTATGCAACAACACTAACCATTAATCAGTATGATACATCAAATCAACGAACATATACAGTAAGTTTGTTGGATGCATATCCTATTTCTATGAACCAATTAGATTTGGACTGGAATGGTGATGGTTATCATAAATTGACAGTTACTTTCGCTTACACCTACTGGAAAAATCTTTCCTTACAAGGTTTGGGTATGGATCTTTTAGATGCCGGCTTAGACTCTGTAGCAACTTCTCTTGGTGGATTGGGAGGTTCTCTTGGAAGTGG